AAGCGGCTGTTTACAGTGTCGACAATAGCGTAGTGCGTTGCGGTGCCTGTGCCTGTCACTGAGCCATCTGTGATAGCCGCCACGACAACCTCACGGCCACCGCCTGAGCGATCCTGTGGTGCGCCGATGGAAAGCGACGTGCTATCACCAAGGGCGTAGGTCACATTAGCTTCAGTGAAGGTTGTAGCCTCTTGCGAGGTGATGACGATTTTGTTCGCTTCGGTGTCAAGAACGGTGAGGCCGTTGTCGAACACGCGATCATTTAGTGTAGCCATAACGGCCTCCTGTGATTGTGTATAGCGCGCAGTGTATCACGGCTGGACTGGCCAAGCAATTTCGCTCGGAAAGCCATCCTGATCTGGAACGTCCCGCAGCGCTTGGCGGTAGGTTGCCCATGCCGATTGGTCAACTGGGGCGTCGGACACCTGTGTCCAGTCAGATTGGACTAGCAGGTCATCACGCAGCGCCCGTGCATCGTCAGCGCTGAGAGGAACCAAGTCCCAATCCAACACCCACTCGCCGTTGACCTGTGTGGGCAATGCTTGAGGAACAGCACGCTTGCCTAACTCTGAGGGCTTTGGAAGTGTCCGCACCCGGTATACGTCCTGCGCATTGAGGTGTCGTGCAGAGACGACCTTGCCGTAGACTGTGTGTTTGTTGTCGGCACGGAAGGCGGCTTCGGTGTAGGGCTTAGGCTGCCCATCAATGACTTTTACAAGTTCCATTAGGTGACCTCCTCACCGATAAGGTAGACGTTAGTACCGCCATCGGCAGTGTAGAAGTCGTATGTAATACGATTTAATTTACCGAGAGCAGCTCTTGGTGGGTTTTGAACAGAGGCAGGCACAGTTATTGTGTAGTTTTCACCGGTGTCGTATTTGTAAACAGCATCAGTATTACCGCAAAGAACAAAAAGCTCCTCTCCGTTAGGCTTAAAATACATACCAGTTGGGCTTGTGATGCCTCCGCTAACATTAAAGTCATGTGATGAACCACTATAAGATGTTGTTGAAACATCCCAAGCAGTAGATAAATCGTATTCATATACGGTGTCTTCAACAGAACCAGCGACATACATTTTAGTGCCATCGTCATTAAACACTAAAGACTTAAGTGAAGTTTCTTGGGCTGTTACAGAATAAGATTTACTAGCATAAGATGCTGTTGAAATATCCCAAGCGGTAGACAGTGTATATTGGTACACTGTTTTATTTTGCGATCCGAGCAGATAAAATATAGTGCCGTCAGTCTTAAAAGCTAAGCCTGTAGGGTAATCATCTTGGTTTGATGTTGATAGGTAACTATCGAAAGATGCCGTTGTAATATCCCAAGCAGTAGATAAGTTGTACTCGTACACTCGACTAGGAGCGTTGAGAATGTTTTCATTGGTGGCTAGGTACATTTTAGTACCATCGGACTTAAAAAATAAGCCTCTTTCAATCCAATTAGATGGACTAGGGATGGCGTAAGTACCATTAGCTGTAGCCGTTGTAATATCCCAAGCGGTAGATAAGTCGTATTGCTCAACAATCTCGCTTATTCTATTCAAGATATACATTACTGTGCCGTCAGATTTGAAAAACAGGCCGTCTCTCTCAACCGTAGAGAGCTGAAAACTGGTGCCTGAGTACGTTAGGTAATTAACGTCATAAGGCTGATAAAGTGTATTCGCCTCAGCAGTCCAAGTCCACCTTGCTTCAGTTGGGACGTTACTAAAAGCTATTGTAATGTTGGTGGTAGGTGTACCGCCATCGAAGAAGTTGAAGGAACCTACATCAAGGTCTTGGGTAGCACCTGACACTGCATCGTAAGTAAAACCACCACCAGAGGCCAAGGCATCAATCGCCGCCTTGACCTTAGCGGGCGACACAAGGCTTTCTGTTGTGCCGGTGCCGGTCTCCCAAGTAGCTGTTGCCTGATCCCCGATCAAACCTGTCTGGGTGCCAGAAGTATTTACAACCTGAGTGTCGTCAAGGATGCGAAACGCATCAGCGGTTTGGTCAAAAAATGAAATCGAAATCCACGCATCATTGTTGGAGTTTCGCATCTTCAGGATATTTGTGCCCGTGTCATACCACCACTGATAAGCGTATGTGATGGATGGGGCCGTAGCACCGCTTGAGTTGGAAGCTAGCGCTTGAAAGGCAGAGTTCATGTCCGACCGCATCGTCGGGAAGCCTTGGTTCGCTAGGTTAAAGTCATTTTGGCTCATGCGCTCAGTTCCTTGCCATATCCTTTTGCCACATAATCAAAAGTGACAGCGTTGGTGCTTACAGAAGCTCCGGTGTAGGTCGTGATTGTAAAACCTGTCCGGCTTTTCCCACTAATAACATAACGGTCCCCATCTGCCAATGACGCAGCAATCCCAATGGAAGGAGGCGCGTTAAATGCAGATGGGAATGTCACAACGTGGCTACCAGTGTAGGTGATGTCGTCTTCACTCTCAACGCGGTCAGGCATATCAACTTCGACACTTAATTGATCAATCTTTGGGGCGTTTGCAGTGCTTATTGACTCAAGAACTGCCCTAAACCGAAGCGCGCGAGCTGAAATGTCTGTTACAAAAAAGTCCTGCCAATCCGACCAAGCTGGTGTCCCCGATGGATCATCATCAGTAAAGCTGACTTGAGTTCTAGCGCTTATGGTATCGAACTGAGATGGGTCGCCATCAAAATCACCCTCGCGGGCATCAAATAGCCCAGTGGCAGAGTCAAAGTCGTTCACATAGTCAATAAGCGAAATACGCACTTCAGATTGAACTCGGCTTATATATTTGTGGCCCAAGTCAACGTAATCTTCAAATTCGTAAACTCCGCTCAACTCACCAGCATCAAGGGTGATGTAGAAGCCCCCACCTTCCGCTGCTACCCGCGCCACCTTAGTTCTGCTGCCAAGGAACGATGGATGCTCAACTTGAGTCTCAACCACGTTGAGTGATTCAACATCAGCCGTATTGGTGAGAACAACAATAGAAGAGGAGGACTCAGAAGGCGTTCCGAGCTTATCAACTGCCTTGATAAAGTACGTCCCAACCTTTGCTGGCATTGTAATGCTGTTAGCGGGCCTGCTGATTTTCTTCAAAACATCAATGGCGTTTTGATATGATGCGCCGCTTGTTTCAGGGGAGTACCTGACCTTGTAGTGGGAGAGGTCCAGATCGCTCACTGGCTCCCAGCTTAAATGAAGGGTGTTTCCGACTACATTGGCAGCAAAATTTGTGACAGACTCCGGCGCTGGCCCAAACAGAGAGGCATAAAAGTCAGTGATTGTATTGAAATCGCCACGCACACCAAGGTTTGTGATTGCCCTTGCGCGCACATCAAAAAAGCCGTCAGAAACGCCAATAGCCTCAAAACGGTTGCCAGAGGCTTGGCCAGCAACAGTCCACTCTGTGTCACCGCTTTTTCTGAACTGAACCTCAAACCTTGAAACAAACGGGCTTGATGATGTGACGTTCATTATTAAGGCACCGACCACTTGCTCGTTGGCCACGCGCAACTCAGAGTCCAGAGAAAGGCCGACCTCTGGCGCATCTAATGCAGATGGCAGGTTGCTGTTGTTCGATATGATTGCCTTTTCCTCAGCGTTCCAGTCAAAGGCCGCCTCAGACGTTTCCCGCAGCGTCAGGGTTACGCGCAGATCGCCTGCGTCTTGGTTGGGGCCGAACTTCCAGCCGACGACCTCAAACTCTTTTTCATCCCAGCCGTAGCGGTCAATCGTCAGGGCAATGATCTCGCCCACCTCAACATCGAGCGCGTTCATGCCGAAGTCAGCCGTGAGCGTCATCTGCTCTCGCCCACGGAACAGCGTCAGCTTAGCAATCCGCTGCGCAGTCGCCGCGCTGGTAGTCAAAGGTAACTCTAGGTCAAGCGTTGTTTCCTCGCCGCCATCCTCAGCCACAAAGGCCGCCGACTTGAACGGGGGATAGTCTGCCGTGATCCACCGCGCCTCGGCGTTGTTGAATACACCCTGCACCGCGTTGAACTGGTCGCGCAGGTTGGTCCGCGTGTCGAGATTGATCCCGCTGCGCAGATCGTCCAGCGTCAGAACCTTGGTTGGTGCGGTATAGTCAGCCGCAACTAGCTGCCACTTACCGCCACCCCAGAACAGCGTGCCAGCGCAGGCCGTCATCATCCGACTCAAGATGTCGCTATGCTTTGTGTTGGCCGTCAGAACGCCGTTCATGGTGTAGCGAGGCTCTGTCCCGCCACCATCAAGCGCAACAGCCTCATCGCACACGTTGGCGGCCACAGAGAACGCCGTGTCGTCAATGTCTGTGCTTTTGAGGCCATAGGCCGCCGTGAGATAGTCACGCACGCACAGGGCCGCGTT